AGCGTGAACGAGCTCACCGCGGCCGACACAATGCCGCCCGGGTTCAAGTCGAGATAGATCCACTTCGATTCGGTCGCACCCCACACAAACCGCGCGCGTGCCAGGCTGTCTCCGGTCGCCGAGTCGATCTCGGTGGGAGTGTCGGCCGAGAAACTCGAGTCCCATGCGACCCGCCCTTGTGCGTTGCTCGGCTGCTGCAGAAAGACCACCAACAGGTCCCCGTCCGCCGTCGCCGTCGGGCCAACGACCGTGGTCGTCGCCAGGTGCACCAGCAACACACGTAGAATCGTGCCAGCGGCAAACGCAGGCGGCGGAGTACTCCCCGATCGCGCAGCAGCGGCCGCGGCCTTCTCCACTACCGTGCCGCCGGTGACCCGACGAAAACGCTCGTTGAGCTCCTGGATGAAACCGTCCGGCACGCCAGGAAAGGACTGCAGTGGCAGTACGTGTCTCATTCATCCACCGGGACCGCCACCCAATCGCTCACCGGAGGAGTCGGCTTGACCGGCAGCTGGAACTCTGCATACGATTCCGGCGTGGTCTCGATCGGCAGCCGCAAACCGGAATAGTCCGCCGGCGTGGTCTCGATCGGCAGCCTCAGTTCGGAGAAGGTGACCGGCGTCTCCTCCACCGGCAGCTTCAGCTCGGAGTAAGCCTCGCCGGTAGGTTCTACCGGCAGCTTCAGCTCGGAATACGTGACCGGCGTCTCCTCCACCGGCAGCTTCAGCTCGGAATACGTGACCGGCGTTTCCTCGACCGGCAGCTTCAGCTCGGAATACGTGACCGGCGTCTCCTCCACCGGCAGCTTCAGCTCGGAATACGTTTCGCTGGTCGGTTCGACGGGCAGCTTCAGCTCGATGTATTCCGCCGGCGTGTCCAGGACAGGCAGCGGCCACCAGCCCCACTGGCCGTCGGGCAGCTGCCGGCTCCAGACGCGCACGCCATACAGCTCCGCAACGCCGGCAGCGCCAGGCGCATACTTCGCGATGGTGTAATGCCCCTGCATCGTTCCAGGCAGGCGCGATCGCACGGGCCGCCGCGGGCCCGCGGGAATGCTGAAGGAGAAGCTATGGGTGATCGCGCGGTTCGGCACATCCACCGACAGGGTGAACACCCCGTCCACAGTGGCTGTGATGTCGACCTCGACCAGGCCGAACAGATGTGACTTTTCCCAGCCCATAAGATCCCTGGAAGATCACGCGCCGCCGGCGCCTGGCGCGATGGGCACTGTCTGCCAGATTTCTCCCTGCGGAACCGCGGCGCCATCCAAATACACGCCGATCGGGCGCAGCCAGACCACGCCGCTATACAGCTCAAACTGAGTGGATCCGCCCGGCGTGATCAGCGGGTAAAATTCCTTTCCCCGGATGTTGTCGAGGGGAATGGTCATGGGGATGCGCTTGCTCGAGGAAGACGGAATGGTCACGCCTCCGCCAAGTCGCGCGGTGAGCGCGTTGCCCGGCATATCGGTGAAGAATTGCAGGGTCGCCGGCCCGTTGCTCAAATAGACGATCGTAATTTCCTTGAAATCGTTGACTACGCGAAACATGATGAAAAACCTCCAAACTGTTATTGGCTGGGCGTGAGGCCTTCGGTCACCCAGGTCTCGCCCTGTATGCCGTCGCGGTACACCCCGATGGGCAACACGCGAACCTTGTAGCCGTACACCTGAATTCCGCTGGTGGTCGAAATCTGGTGTCGGAACAGCCGGCCCCTGATCGGTGGATCGATCGGAATTGGGATCACCTGGCGGCCGCTGGTCTGCTGAAGTGTCAGGCCACCCGAGGTCCGATCGTTGAGCACTCCGCCAGGGATGTCCGACGAAATGACCAGCGAAGCGGTGCCCCCGCTTGCGTCGTAGTCGAGCTCCACCTGGTCGATCTTTCCGACGCCGGAGAGCCCGTGGTGGGTCACACCGCTGTCGAAGGTGTTACCCTTCCGCGCCTCGAGGTAATAGTGCAGCAGCAGCGGTCCATCAATGACCACCGGCGGCGCCGCGTTGTTCCCGTGCCCCGTGATCCGCACCGAGATGTTGTAACTACGGATGGGCTTGCCGCGGAGGGCCACCACTGCATAGCCAGCGGGGTAGACCAGCGGGATGATCTGCTTGTCGAGAACCGCGGAAAACAAAATCGTCAAGACAAACGAGTCGTTGACGGTGGCGTTCTTGTTCGTGCGGACCGTGACGGTGAGAGACTGGCCTTGCGTGTTGCGAGTGACCACCAGGTCGCCCCAGGTCTTCTCCCTGTCGGGAAAGCCGCAGTCCTCATACTGGGACTGGTAAGCCAGCAGCGTCCCGCCTGTCGAGTAAGCGCTCTCGAGGCCGAAGACGCCGCCGTTCCCGCCCAGGAATTCGCCGCCGGTGTCCAGATACACCAGGTAGCCGTTGGCTCCTGAAAACCAGCGGCCGCTGTCGACGTGGTAAATCAACGAGCCCGCCATCGTGCCGCCGGCAGTGGGCCAGGACACCCAGACGCGGCCGTTGCGGTGGCCGATCGCGCACAGGTCGCGATGCGCGGTCCCGAACGTCACGAAGTTCTCGGTGGCCAGACCTCGAAAGATCGGCTCTACCGCGGTGCTGATCTTCTTGGGCCAGTCGTTGTTGAAAATGTAGGCGCCATCGTTCGACACGAAGTAGTCGCCCACCCCCGTGCTTGCCACCGCGCGCATGCCAGTGATGCCCAGGTCGGGAACCACAACCTCGAGGACCGCATCGGCCGCCCCGAAATCGCCCAGGTGACGCCAGATCGAGTGCTCGCGATAGATCACCACCATCCCGGGCCGGACCGTCATGGCCAGAACTGCATCGCCTTTGTCGGTTCCAACGTCGACCCAGTCACCGTCGTTCTCGTTGGCGGCTCCGCGGAAGAATGCCGGCTGCAGGGCCTGGGTGTACCAGATTCTGTTGGGATGCGCAGCGCTCGAGGCCACCAGGATGCGGCCGTTGTAGATCTGGTTCGCCACCACGCGCGCCGGCGGCGCCGGATCATGGTCTCCTTCGAGGATCACGCCGCCGCGCAGCAGGCCGGTATCGTCCAGACCGATCCGCGGGTCGCCGGTGTCGACGAAGAAGTTCACCGCACTGTCGATCACTCCGGAGGCGCCGATCGTCGCCGACACATAGGCCGGTCCGTTGACCAGGTAAGGCGCGATCGTGCCGTCCAACAGGCTGCCCCCCTGCGGAGGCACACCGCGGTAAATATTCCACCCGGTGATGCCGAGGCCTCCGGGGACCGCCGGCCGCGTAATCGACACCTCGCTGTCATCGACCGCCGGCGTTATGGTGGCGGGTGGTGATGGGTTGCTCTCGCCCAGGCCTGCGATCACCCAGGTGATGTAGTAGGTGTATTCCAGCGCCTTGAGCCCGGTAGTCCCGGTGGCCCCGCCATCCGCGAGCGTCGGAGCTGCCGGCGCCGGGATGCTCCAATCGGTGGTCGCCGAGCCATCATCCTTCCGCTGCTGGTTGCGGTTCATGATCCAGGCGTAGCCCTGGTAGCTGATCATGCCCAGCGGGCCGCCATCGTAACCGGTGTCGATCGGCGCGCCGTCGCGGCCGCCAATCTGGTAGAGCCCACCGCCGCCGCCGTAATAGATCCGGCCGTCCGCCACCAGGAGCGAATCCACGATCGCGGCGACGCTCGGAGAGTTGCGCAGCGCGGCCGTCGGCGCCTGCTCGAGCCTTCCCGCGGACCCGGCCCAGAAATCGGTGAGGTCGAGGCAATTCCCGCCCGGGCCCAGCGAAGCGTCGCCAGGTACCAGCAGATTGATGCCGGAGGGTTCGAGTTTCTGTTCGCGGAGTTGGTAGGCCATTTAAACCGCCGAATTCTTGCCGTAATACTGCTCGCAGATCGCCTCGTAGAGCTGCAGCCTGGCCGCGCAGTGTTGGGCCAGGTCGGGCATCTCGGATTCGCCCTCGCGCCCGTACGCCTTCGCCAGGGCCGCCATAGCCAGGTAGCCCTTCAGGGGGGCCGGCGCCTGCACAAACAGCGTGGAAAATTGGCTCGCGTCCAGCGTCGGCGGGAAAACCGAGTAGATGATCGGGAGGGGCTTCTCTTCCTCCGGCACTGGCGTGACGCCGATCGTCGCGAGCCCGAGCTTGTCCTCGTACCAGTGGTCTGGCGCGCCAGGCGTTGTGGCGTACTCCTCGTCCCGCGCTTCGAGTTCTACCTGGGTCGCCGGCTGCAGGGAGCTGGAGTCGTATGTCACATGCAGGGTCGCCAGGTGGCGAGGAGGCAGCGGATAGGTGGCCGTGTCGGCGGCGGTGGCAGTCGCGATCGACCGCTCGACAAAAATCATGGTTTTGCGGGCCAGCTTCTTCAGCGCTTCGTCGAGCCACTGCAGGAGCTCGGCCTCGGTCCAAAAGTACAGCGTGCCCAGCGAGTCGGCGTGCAGCGCCGGGAGCAGCTCTGTGATTACTTGAGTGGTGTCGATTTCGCCGGGCATTACTTCCGTCCCTTCGCTTGCCACTTCAGGATTTCGTCGATGAGCTTCGAACGATCGAAGAGCTGCAGCTCGAAGGGCATCACGTCATACCGCGCTGCAAGGCTCCTGGCGCGCACCACGTTGCCCAGGCGCGTCATCGCGTCCAGAAACGTGTTGAGGTTG